TTTTATGGCTAATCTCCAGGAGATAAGAGAGTTATGCGGCTTTGGTTTTAAAGTGAATTCTGGCTATAGATGTGAAAGTCATAATGCCAAAGTAAGTAAGAATTCCAGGAATGACCATACTAGGGGTAAAGCCGTAGATATCCACATGACTAGACGCTATAGACGTGCTATATTGCTTAAATACCTGCTAAATAGCGATTATTTCAATGATATCGCTATAGCTAAGACGTTTATTCACATAGGCAAGGGCCGGGAAAGGTCGGGAGTAGGTGTATATGGTTAAACTTATCGTACTTTCCGTACTGCTTGATGTAGGAGATAGTAACATATATGCTACCGTACCTACGGAAAAACCAAAAATAGAACGTAGTAGACGTGGTGGCAAGGGTAATAAGAAGCGTAGGCGTGGAGGAAATGGCTTAAGATGAATGGATTAATGAAATATCCAGTAGCTGAATCAACTGGGGTAGCTCATGAGAACATAGACGCAATGCTCGATCAGAACTTGGCTGAGCATATGATAGATAGATATGAAACTCATGGCACTATAGGTCCCCAGCCTGATTATGCGGTAAAGCCTGGTAAAGGCATCTTTGGGCAGCCTACTGCTGGTATGACCCATGATGCGCTAATGGAATATGCTTCAGGGCTTGCTATGGGGACTGCAGGTGGGGGACCGGCTAACCTTGGTAAGGGTATGCTAAAATATTTGACGAAATTTGTAAAAACTCCCCCAAAGACTATGCAAGAGTTTAGAAGGATGGCTAATGTGAATCCTGGAGGCTATGCTAGAATAAAGGGTAGAGTAAAACAATATCTAGAGACAAATAAGCCTTATCAACAGGCACGTCAGAAGTTTAAAGAGTGGGATCAACCACCATTACTTGAGTCTGATCCAATTATTGCAGCTGCTGGTAGGTCTGGTAGGCATACAATCGATGATATTGCAGGAAAGAGGGGACTTGATAGACTTTTTCATACTATAGGCCGTAAAGACTCTCCTATGAATAATCCTAGAGTTCGTGCTGCAATAGAGGAAACTATTGGGTCTAGGATACGCCAAGCAGACATATTACCTGTTCCTAAAACCTATAATATAAAAGAATTTTTAAAGGGTCCTAAGGGTCAGCGAATAGGTGGAAGGGCATGGACAGATTGGAGTCCTAATGCTCGAGTAGAGTTTGGAAGGTCAAAGGACCTGGATTGGTTGGATAGTGTGGGTAAACATGAATTTACTCATGTAGCACAGCTTCAAGGGCCTAGGAATGCTAAGTGGATGGATTATATGGCCAAGAAGCATAAACTCACTGGCGATGAAATGTCCTGGATGCAGAGTAATATTTATGATAGGTCTTCTAGACCTTTTTGGGATTCATCAAAAAATCCAAATATGACGTCAAGGAAACAATGGGAGGAGGATTATTTCGAGAAAATATACCCTCATTTAAAGCCTAAGGTTAAAGAATGGTATGATAAATATTCTACTGGTAAAACACACCCTAAAAACCTTATCAAGAAGGATAAAACAAATGAATACCATCTAAGACCAAAGGAAATGTCAGCACGAGCTAGTCAGATACGTCATGAGATCGATAAGATGAATGCGGGTGATACAGCTCAGAAAAAGGCTGGTAGTTTATTAGAAAGATTAGTTTCTAGGGAGGGTAGGATTTTAACAGATGAAGGTTTAGATATGATAGTAAATAAACTATGGGGAGTTGGTCCTGTAGGTTTAGGCTTATCTTTTCAAGAAGGAAAGGCTAAAAAGTAATGTATACCATCAATATTGACCATAGACAGGACGGAATGACAACTTATCAGGTATATCAGCAGAAAGAGGCTGATGAAGAGGGAATTAGCTATAAATACTGGAAAGAAGCCGAAAAGGGAGATTATGGTCTATCTGACGATGGATACGTAGCCAAGGTTATCTCTCGTCGGGAATATGACAGTAATCATGATATAAAGAATGTGTATCTCCGGTTTCCCTGGGGATATACTTTTTATAACCCTAAATATCCTACAAAGCAGTTAAAAGCCTCTGGTAGGAAGTCAAATACAACATTTACTGGCAAAACACGGATTGAAGTACAATCTGGCCAGGATACACTAAAAAACCTTGCAGCGATGTTTGCTTTAAAGCCAGATTACGATCTTGCTGTTGATTGGGCCTTAGGTTCGACCACACCAGAAGAGCGCAGGCGCTGGAAACGAACAATGAAATCGGAGGTATTTAAACAGATGGTAAGAGAAGAACTGCAAAAGCTCCTATCAGATCATGGTCTAACCGAAGACTATACGCTTGATCTTTTGACTGAAACTATAGATAAAGCAAAGAATAAGAGTGATATTACTAATTTATTGCGTGCAGTAGAGAATCTACAGGATATGCATGGTATGAAGGATAAACATCTTGTTAAGACTGTGGATACTCTAGAAGCTCACTCGAATACTAAGCTCTTAGATGAGATTATCGAGGAGGAAAAGAGAATTGTAGCACAAAGGGTTACTACTAAAGAAGAAACTCCTAAGTAGTGGATTACGAAGAGAAGTACGAGAGAAAGGAGATACTCCGTCGCTTGCGGGGAAATATGGCTTTATTTGGAAGGCACTGCTTCCCTACAGCCCTCCGCAAAGCAACACCACCATTTCATCATGAAGTGTATGGTGCTCTCGCCGATGACGACAAAACGAGGGTGCTGATAGCTGCTCCACGTGGTACAGCCAAGAGCACTGTTACCACCCTCATATATCCATTATGGAGGTGTGCTTTCAAGAAGAGTGATGAAGACCTCTTTATTGTTATCATATCAGAGTCTCAATCACAAAGTATTAATTTCTTATCTAGGATAAAGTATCATATTATTCATTCCGAGCCTTTAAGGAGCATATTTGGTAATTTAGGTCCACCGAATGAGAAGAGATGGACTAACAATGATATAGTTCTTGCTAATAATGCAAGAATAGTGGCTGTCGGTACAGGACAGCGTGTTAGAGGGTTTATTCAGGGGGATACACGTCCCAATCTAATTATAGTAGATGATTTTGAGTCAGAACTAAATGCTGGGACAATGGAGGCTCGGGCTAAGAATAGAAAGTGGATGACAGAGGCTGTGATACCATCCCTGTCTGATGAAGGCAGAATAGCCGTAATAGGTACCGTAATATCTGAGGACTGCTTCCTATACTGGGCCAAGGGCTCTCCGTCCTGGCATACCCTTTGGTATTCTATCTGGGATGAAGAAGAGAAGAGTATTTGGGAGGAAAGATTCCCCAGGGAAAGAATACTTGATATAAAGGGAGAATTTGAAGCAGTAGGAAATGCCAATGGATTCTATCAGGAATACATGAATATTGCTCAATCGCCTGATAATGCACCTTTTAAACCGGAATGGGTTAAATTGCATCATTATGACTTTGAAAGGATTGGAGGGCAGGGATGTTTAACTAGGAAAATAGGTGATGAAATAGAGGAAATACCAATAGATGTTTATTGTGGGGTTGATCCAGCTAGTTCTCTTGCTATAACAGCTGACTTTTTCGTTGTGGTTGCTATTGGCGTAGATGCAGAGAATAATAAATATATGCTGGATTGTTTTCGGAAGAGGATATCTCCAGCAGATCAACCCCAAACTATTATCGATATGTTTAAGAAGTATCGTCCCAGGCGTTTGAAAATTGAAACAACTGGTTATCAGGAAGCATTAAGAACCGCAGTAAGGGAGATTATGCTAAAAGATAGTCTATATATACCCGGAATTGAGAAGGGTGTTAAACCACGAACGCGTAAGAGCGAAAGATTAATGTCCCTTGTTCCTATGTTTGCAAAGGGTCAGTTTTATATACGTCCAGAAGATACAGCAGCACAACAAGAGTTCTTAAGTTACCCTAAAGGTAAGCATGATGATGTTATGGATGCAGTATGGACTGCACTTGAAGGTCATAAGCCTTGTAGGAGTAAAAAACTTGATAAAGATCACGAAAATGACAATCCAATCAAGAAAGTACTTGACTGGCTTACTATGTAGGGGTTAAATTACGTACAATGCCAAGTAATCAAAACGACGATAAGACCAAAGATTTCATAAACGAAACCCTTAAATTGTATAATACCTATTCCACTGAACGTGAGGATTGGTCTAAACATGCAAAAGAGGATAAGGAGTTTCGTTTAGGACGGCAATGGACTAAAGATCAGGAGGAAACATTAAAAGCTCGTGGTCAAGCCCCTATTGTTATAAATCGTATCCATCCTGCAGTTGAAGCAGCAAAAGCTATGCTTACTGCCAATAGGCCTTCTTTTAGATGTGCCCCTCGTGAAGATTCTGATAAAAAGGTAGCGAATGTATTATCATCGCTTCTTACGTATATGTATGATATCTCAGATGGTTCATCAGTGGTTCGACAGGTTGTGGATGATTACTATACTATGGGTGTTGGCTATATGAATGTATATCAGAATCCTATGATGGATATGGGTAAGGGTGAAGTA